TGATTGGTAGGCTCATCCAGCAAAAGAATATTTGTCTCTACATTTAATATCTTGCAAAGACGTACTTTTGCCTGCTCGCCGCCGCTGAGAACACGCACCTGGCTTTCAATGTGTTTTGTAGTCAGACCGCATTTGGCAAGTGCAGAGCGCACCTCATACTGATTCCATGATGGGAACTCTTTCCAGATTTCTTCAATACATGTCGTTGCATTATTCGGATCAGATTCCTGTTCAAAATAACCGATCATCTGGTAATCCCCCAGCTCTACTTCACCGGAATATGGTTTTACTAATCCCAGGATGCTCTTCAATAGTGTTGTCTTACCAATTCCATTTGCACCGACCAGTGCAATCTTCTCTCCGCGTTCCATACTAATATTCAACGGTCTGGACAATGGCTCATCGTAACCAATCACAAGATCTTTTGTCTCAAAAATCAATTTACCTGAAGTACGACCGCGCTTGAAATTAAATTCCGGC